TTTCTTGTCTAGGTCAGCGTATGACTCTAACCAGCGTTCAAAAATATTTTCGTAACCATGATCATTTGCAATTGAAGTAAGATGCGACTGACTATCTAAGCAGTGTACCTTCTTATTAGTGAGTCTTGTGGCGTCAGCAGCACCGTGACTTGCAACCGCCATGTTACCACCGTTACCGATCATATAAATTACTTCTGCCTCATTGAATTGTTTCTGAAGTGTTTTCCACTCTTCAGTCTCAACTGCTTTAGACAACTTCTCTTCAAGTCCTTCAAATACTGTTAACATAAAAACTCCTTTCTCACATTATAGTGAGATTTTGTTTTTCTTCAAATGGATATGACGATAATATGTAAAAATTCTTTTCGGGATAAGAATCAAACATGTCATTAAGATATTCATACGTACGCTCTAAATTGTGACCACTAACTTCAGTGAGTCTTCCCTCTGTATCATAAGTACCATTGTCCCAAAGCCATTTTAGTGCAGGGTCAAACTCTTCGTTTTTGAAGTAATACATCTTTTCCATATGTTGGAATAGATCAAAACCGATAAGTGCAATTGCACCTACAGTTTCATCATGAACAAAATTATCAAAGGCAAGGATTCCTGTTGATGGATCTAAATCCTTATATGAAAACTTTTCACGTATGGGGGTCTGACCTCCCGTGTCAATGTGTTCACGAATACCATACCTGATTATTTGATCAGGTGTGTATGGGGTAGATGTTCTGTTAGAAAAGTCATAGTGTAGTCTTGAACCAATCAGATGATCGTATCCATCTAGTAATGGTCTACCACAACCTACAACTATGTTAAACTTATCTACAAACTCTCTAGTGCATCTGCTTACGCTAGAGCCTTTTCCAAGTATAGCAACTGATTTCTTAGACATTCTGGAATCACCTCATCATCATTATCAAGTTCACGAATTCTAAAGTCAACGTCAGGGTCAAACGGATATTCTTTATTTTCAATCGCTTTTTCTAAAAGTTCTTTATCTGCACAGAATCTATATCTCGGATGACTATAAGTATGTAGTTTGTAAACCATCTCCTCTGGAGTCATACACCAAGAGAAATGACAACCATGCTTACCAGACAGAGTGGGTCCAACGTCTCTCCAATTTGTAGGATATTGATCTTGGAATACCCAATACTTACTTGCGATAGGGGATGTAAAGTCTTTACCCTCCCACAAGTAGTTTGTTCTGTAGAAAAATTGATGTAGATTCAACCCGACTAAATTTTGTCTACCAACAGCCTCTAGAATTTTCGGGTATGCGTCACGATAAATTATTTCATCTGCATCGATTGAAATAATCACATCATCCTTATCAAACTCCATATCAGTCATAAATGAACTACGCATCAGAGGTTCGTTGACACGGTGAATCGCTTCTTCGTTTTCATATGCTTCGACCGCCTTCTCACTCAAGTCAGATGGTAGATATATCACTTTATCCATAAACTCACTCGGAAGTCGATCCTTTACCTCATCCCAGATATATTCTCTTGGTCTTCCCGTGTGCGTGCGATTATGTTCACATATTATAAAACCATCAATATGATCGTATGCCTCTAACAGATTCATAGCGAGGAACTTCACCTCATGCTCGACATAGAAGTATGTCTTCAGATAAACTTTACTCATACTAGTCTCCATACGTTGTAATCTTCATCGTTTGCTTCGGCGACCTTACACCAGAAAACATCATTCTTTGACTTACGATAGTCTATCCAATCTTTTGAATGGATAATTGTTTTTTTGATACCCGTCATCCCTGCTACAATATTAAAAGTAGATGGACTTGAAATCATATGATCGCAGCGTGACATCTCGATAAAATCATTTTTAAATTTGCTTCTGTCGGATGTGTTTTCACCAAATTTATATGCTTTATTGTTAAACTCAAGACATTCTATAATCTCTGCAATTCTCCATGAGTTCGGATCATCCGTAAAGATATAAAATGTATCCACACGATCTAATAATTCTACAATAGCGTTTTGATAATACCCGACACGTTGACCTATATCGACGGACTCAGGCATCCATGCGTGAAAGTCTGTTTCACGAATATGAATAGAGCAAGTTCTTTCATAACTCTGAACATTAGACATTTTGAAAACATCTCTAGTGCTAATAGTTTTCCACTCAAAGTATTCAGTGCCTAGACAGAATGGTAAGGCGTATTGATCTGTTGGTGTTTCTTTTTTTATCTCAATATCAAATACATCACAACCCTCCCATGTAGGACAACTAAATCCTACCCCCATTTGGTGTGCGAGTTGTCTCATGTTGTTGTAGTAAAGTGCTTTGTTACCAAACCCACACTCTGGAAACTCTGGGATTACAATCATTGTGTAATCCATCCTAACCTAGAGTAATGCTCGTAAAGTTTTTCTCTGTCTGGATTGTGGTGGGGAAGTTTCCATGATGCATGTTCATCAGACCCTAGCATGGGATTCGTGTCTCCCCAAACTTCGGGTTGGTCGAGCGGTTGAGATGGAACATAAGAGAATATGTCTCCGAAGATCTGTGCTGATGCACACAGTTGTATATCCTCTCCCGTCGAATAAGAAACCGTAGGTTCTTTCCACATATAATGAATCCACTCTGTTTTAAAGAACCAACAGTGACCCACAATATCTGCTTTGATTGGAACTGGGTTAGTAATACCATCACAAATACCAACAGATCCTTTGTTGCTACGGTTACGACCGTTCGCACCACAGATGCAGTTTAGTTTTTTAGATGTGTTAACACAATGCTCTAACCACTTAGGTGCAGGAATTGTGTCATCATCAAATATCGCTGTGTATTCGGAGGTAAACAAAAGAGGAAGAGTAAACCGACCGTGGTATTTACTATTTGTAGAAGACTGAACATGATCCCACGAACCATCTTGGTATTGACTTAGATCAATGTGATTTTCATTTTGGTAAACAACGATTCTGTCAATATCGGCAGTTTGTTTCTTAATCGCCGCTAACTGCTCTGCAAAATTATCACGTTTCCAAACTGTCAGAACAACTGTAATCATATTGACTCCACGATTCTTTTTGTTGTTTCGTATGAACCTTTACGGGAACAGTTTCTTTCATACCAGTCCCTACCATTATCAGACATCTCTTTCCATTGTGCGGAACTAATGTTATTCACAATCCCTGCGACCTCATCTGGAGAGGATGCGTAAAAATAATGAACACCTTCCACTAACTTATCATAATACTCTAGACCACAACCCCTCGTGTAGATCGGAACCGTCCCAAGACCAAAGTATTCGATTTCACGATTGCACTTAGGACCATAACCAGGCAGAACCAATCCGTAACGTGAGCGTGAAACCATGTCAAGATACTGATCTTGTGTGTATGGATACTCATATACATTTCCAATAGAAACAGGCATACTAAACTCTTGTATGCAAGATGACCAATCGTGTGTCATTCTGTTTTCATACTGTATGGGGTTTTCGATCTTACCAAGAAATATAGAAGTTATGTCTCTGTTATCAAAGCCTTTAATACCATCTTCAATTTTAGATTCTAGTTTTCTGGGATGTCTTGACCAAAATATCCACGGATGATTTTTCCCAATGGGAACATTCCACGCTTGTGTGTTTGAGAATAAACCCTTATTCCATGTTTTTGGTAAAAAGTCAAACCTTGCATATTCGTAAAGTAAAACATCACCAACACCGTCCCCAGTCCAGCAGAATCTATCGTGACTGTCTTCAATCTCGATGTAATTTGACTCTTTCCACATCTCAATCAGTTCACGAAACGTATCACCCTTTGCATGGTTTTTCATGGTCACAAATAGTTTCATCTCACACCCCATAAAATTGTTTAATCACATCATTATTAAACGCAGTCTTAACTTGATCGGTTGCTTCACACTCAATTTTTAATAACTCACTCAAAGCCGATCCTCTCGCATCACAAGGTTGACCCGCCCAGTCTGCTAGTGAATACTTCTCGATTATAGAAAGCACCATTTGTTTTTGCAAGTCTGATTCTTTGGTATTTAACACCGAGTGTGGTATGACAGTATGGGGGAATGGTGCTTTTCTGGATTGATTGTCAATTGGACAATCTAGAAAGTTTGTCTCTAGGAACAGTGGTGATTGATCGTGTATGAATGTTTTACTCAACATCAATTGATCTTGCGCCCAAGGCATGTCCATTTTAGTGTCGTAGTATTCTTTAAATGAATTTGGTTTGTATTGGATCTTGTCGGGTTTGAATCCACAAAGACCACCTAATATATCACAACCCATCTCATGATAATGATTCTCATGTGAGCGTAAAGTTTGAATAGCATATTTATTCTTTTCAAAATACTTAGTGCTATGATACTCTTGTCTATTTGGAATAGAATCGATGTCTCGTAGAAATACGCAATCATAATCCTCCCAGATAGGAATCAATCTCCACATCATCGGTTCGGATGTATTGTCAAAAGGAATATCTATCTGTTGTAGAGTTATATCAAGATTCTCTAACATCTTAAATAATGGGTTTTGTTTCAGAGAATCATTGTGGAACATTTTCATTTCATAGTCAGGATATAAAATCTTATTAGCGACATACAATGCTGGAATATTAAACCAGTATCTTGTTTTGTCTAGATTGTGTTCATCCCATGTTCTATGAGCGTGTATATTGAATGGGTCAAATAAACAATATGACAGAACAGTTTTCATACGTTGAAGTTCGTTAATCTGTTTTTATAAAAAATGTGTCCATCCTTATCGTACATTTGAGCATTTTCATTTCTCGCGTGCAATTCGTCGAAAGGCTGTGGTGTCCAATCATGCTTTGCGATGCAGGTTTCACTCACCACTAATTTATTAAGAATCATCAATACACTAGTTTGTTCTGTGTCGCAAAACACAGAAGTATATTCTGGATTGTAGATGTATCCTAATTTTTCGTAGAAGTTCCAACCTATTACGGGTAACGTCATCAATGCATCATCACGAAGTCCATCGTGATATTTTATACCACCATCAAAATTTGGTAAGTGTTTTGCAAAATCTGAAAGTATAATATCATCGTAGTTGTCTTGCTGTAAGACCATATCATCAGAGATAAGCATAATCACATCGCCTTTCTCACCAGCAAGATCAGCATTACACGCTTCGACTTTGGTTTTAGAGTCACCATAATAATAAACCAAATCAATACCAGAGTCACGTAATGACTCAAGGTAGTTTTTGATCTCATCATTGTTCATGGTTTCATCATCTGTATCCATCGAAATGACGAAACGAACCTCATGCTTACCAGAGATTCGTGATGTATAATTATCTAAAATGTCCCTAAACTTCGCTGGTCTGTTGCGAGAAGGGAACTTCACAATTAGTTTTGACATACTATTTCTTTCTATTACCAATATGATACTTAGGTATCAACTCCCAATTATCTTTATCTTTGAATGGTAGAATTTTCATTTTACCTAAACTCACTTGTGGTTCTTCCACCTTTTCTTCCTCGACAATATCAAGAAGACCCCATTCTTCCAAAAGGCACGTGATGGTGTTTCTTCTTCCTTTGTCTGTATTGCTAATATCCGACTCCAAACCATCCATTTCGAACAATTCTTTGAAGTGCATTATAGCATATCTACCTTGTTTGTGAAGTATGTGACACGATTGATATAGCACATTTTCTTTCTTCGAAGAAACGCCTATTCTAGTTAGGGTTTCCTTGACCTTCAAAAAATCGTCCTCAGATTTCAATCGGATTTCTATACCTAATCCTCTGAATAAATTTTCACTCATAAACTAATCCTTTCACCCTTTATGTAGAAGAATTAGGTTTTGAGCCTCCTGTGTTCATGTCCTGCTTCATATTTTCGATATCATCACTGCTCAAAACACGTAAAGCGTCCTCAGCCTTACGGTTAGAGTAGTTATAATACTTCTTTACAACCTCAATATCCTCTGGTTTTTCGTTCTTCAACCATTTACTGAACCGCTTTCTGGGTCTGATTGATAATCTGAGGTAGTCATATTGGACACGCTCACTTAATGAGTGATGCATGTTCATCTCGTTTGCATGAAACAAAGTATCTGGAAAATAAGATAGACACCGATTTACAACAAAAGCAGGATAGTTTTTGGATGCGTGGTCTGCATCTTCCTCAAAAATATCCTCTTTTGTGTAGTTAATCGAGTTTAGAAAGTCACCAAGTTTCATTAGTCCTCCACGACCGCAATAACAGCCTCTCTTCGAATAACATCGTATTCCTTAGAGATACCGATTCGATTGCGTGCATCATAGATGATTGTGCTACCGACTTGATACTCTACGGGTGGGACTTCTCCGTTTGGAAGAGGAAGACCGCTACCTAAACTAAGAATCTTAGTCTCTACAAAACTACTATCGAGAACCTGATTTCGTTTAATGATAATACCTGCGTCGGTAGTTTGTTCTTCGTTGTAGTCCACTCGTTCTACAAAAATGTAATCTGCTTGTGCTTTTGGAATATTACTCATTTGAATTGTGCCTCCATCATAATTTGAACTAAACATGCTGTCATATTTATCTCTGCGTCAGCAACAAACGCTGCTTTGTGTTGATAATCTGCAAGAATAAGTATAACAATTGGAATACTTTCTGGTGCTAGATAATCATAAAGTGAGTCATAAATCTTTCTGAAAAGTTCCGACTGATCATTATCAAGATTTGACACAACCCACTTTCGAACACCGCTGAAATCTTTTTCTTTCATACGTGACATCAGATCTTTTACATCAATCTCACCAATCTGAGAGAGAATACCAACGTCGATTTTTCCCGAAACAGAATAGCGTTGAAGTTCGTTCACCACTCGTCTGAAGTCTGGGAAATATTTCATAATCAGGTGTGCGAGAACTCGCTCCTCGTACTCCACACCCTCCGTATCGAGAATGAACTTCACCCTTTCCAAAAACTTCGATGCTAACTTTGGTTTCTCCTTTGATGGAATCTGAAACTCAACGTTTGTGCAGCGAGAATGAATTGGTTTAATGATTCGATTCTTATAATTACAGGTCAATATAAAGCGACAATTATCAGCAAATTCCTCAATCGCTCCTCTGAGAGCAGGCTGAATACTTTGTGCGTTAGAATAATCAAATTCATCTAGAATACAAACCTTCTTGTTACCGTCCAGAGAAACGGAACTAGCGAAGTCGCGGATGGTGGTCCGAAGAGTATCGATGTTCCCGTTCTCTGAACAGTTGATAAGAATGTGATCACATCCCAACTCATTACACATAGCCTTTGCGATTGTAGTTTTACCACAACCAGCACCACCACTGAGCAGCAAGTTTTGAGATTCGCCTGAAACAATCATGTCTTTGAATGTGTCTTTGATATTCTCTGGGAGAATACATTCGTCAACAGTTTGGGGTCGATACTTCTCTACCCACAAATAAGTTTCTTGATTAGTCATGATACGATGAGTCACTTTCCTGTGCAATATAATACGTAGTGTCCTGCTCCGTGTGTGTGAAACGTGTCACAGTTTGAGAACATACGTCTACTGTATAGTCACCTGACAAAAGTTTCAAGTTCTCATTCTTAAGATAGAAAGAAAAAGTAGAGCCTGGTTTAGGGTTAGTTCCAACTTCGACAGTGTAACTATTTGTTGTTGGAGTCTTTTTGTCCAGTGCAACAAGTTCAATCATTCCATCATTGCTTGACTTAATGCAGAGATCGGGAAGTTGAAGAACCGAAGCAGATCTCTGGATGGATTCAAAAATACTCTCGGTGAGTTTAAAACTAATCACTGGTTCAGGCATCTTAACTTCTCGTGTAAGGGTAGTAAGAAGTCTTGGTTCTGAGTAGTAGTAAGAAACTTTACCACCATTTTTTCCAGAGATGGTCATGGATTTTTCACCGAACTCAAACTCTGGATCTTCGAACAAACTAATTGTTCCTAGAAGTTTACTCAAGTCCCAAATTCCAAACTCTACTTCAAAGTTTTCGTTAACGACAGATTCCGAAACGATATTCTTTGCAGGGGAAATCGTATTGATTACGTTACCCTCTTTGACCAACAGATTAGAGTTGATGTGAGAATAGTTTTTAAGAATAGCGAGTGTTTCTTTGGACAGTTTTGTTTTACTCATTATACACCTTCCATTCGATCCGTGAAATCTTCTGGATCGAAATAACCTTGTTTTAAGTCTTTCATAATTTTACGAGAGTTGTGACGACTAGATCTTTTTTGTTTTCTCTTTTTCGACTTAGTTCTAAACTCTTTTTGAACCTTTTCTTCTTTCTTTTCATTCTCAGACATCTCTTTAAAAGTCTCCTATATTTGGTAACAAGTTTCTCAACTTGTTTTTAATAAAATAATCTAGGAGTTTTGAACGATCAGTGATAACCATATCATTGTTAAACTCCTCTAATACTAATGATTCATACTCTTCTGGAATCTTTGTCATATCAATCATAGTTTGGTTACGTTCGAAGTTGTCTTTCCACGATTCATTATATGGATCATTAATTACTTCTTCAACTCTTTTTTTGCTACAAGGCTTTTGACGCTTACCTTCTACCAAAAAAGTATCTCCGTCCGACAAGACATTTGGAATCCCGTCAGACGAATCGCCCTTTACGATATGCTCAATCAAGAATCTTTCGGGATCTTCGCAAACCAAAAATTGCTTCTTCATCAAACTATATTGTTCGACATTTTTATATCTCTGTAATTGTTGAAAGTCTTTATCGTTAGACACAATAAGAATTTTTTCATCTTCGTGATGCCTGCGAGATAAGACTGCAATGATATCATCTGCCTCTAATCTGTCAATTGACATGCATCGGTATGGAAAGTTTTCTCTGACTTCATTCCGAATGATATTCATAACACCGAAAACCTCAGACCAGTCGAATGGTGACTTGTCCTGACTCTTTTTGCGATTTGCTTTGTAGTGTTCGAAGAAGTCTTTTCTCCAGCAATTAGATGTATCATCACAAATTACTAGATCACCATAAGTGTCACCAAACTTAGTCTTAACCATACGGTATGTGTTTAGCACAAGGTGACGTATAAAGTTCTCATCAATTTTTTGCTCTTGTTTTGCTACAGAAAAAATATTTGAGATGAGAACTTGACTATTATCAAGAAGAATAATTTTGTTGCCTCTTTCAGAAAGTATCACCACCGTCGATTGTGTTGTCTGGATTATCCACTGGACGCCACTTACTATCGGGGTGTGTTGATTCGGGAACATGACCTACCGCACGACTTGTTGCGATATACGATTTACCTTCGTAGTATACCACATCACCTTTATTATAGACAGTGTAATTTCCCAATTCATCAAACATTTTGAAGTTACCCTTTACCTCCAGCCTATTTCTGCTAAAGTCTCTAGTGTAACGTCTTCTGCCTCTTCTTTCGGGTCGTGTCACAGATCTCTTACTTACGTAATCGAAAGAGTCTATTCTCTTTTCTGCTCTCCGCCTTTTGTTGAGTTGACTCATCAAATCAAAAATTTGAATCGCCTCAGTCTTAGTGAATCCATTAGGTATAATATATTGATCGATGAATTGTTTTACTGTTGCAGCATCATTAACGTTTCCCGCTTGAATAGCAGAAAGCCTAACATAAGAATCAACCCATCCTCCACCACCCCAAGCGTAAGTTAATAATGCAGTCAGATCAAACGGCATTTTTGTTCTTCTTTCTATCATTGGATAATTTATACACTCTGTGTAATTCGTCATAGTGAACATGTGCGTGATCTCGCATAAACATACGATCTTCTTTATCACGATTTGATTTATACCAGAATTGTTTTTCTACAACAAATTCGTCGATGACTTCTTTTTTCCAACGCATTTGAATTCGAAGATCAGTTCCTCGTTCAAATGATGACCACTTATCATGATCACCTGCTGTCTTGTAAACTTTAACATTGAAGTTGGAGTCGAGACTCTCTAACGACTTTGTTAGATAAGTCTCATATGACTCCGACTTCATGTTCTTATATTTAAGCGGTAATAACTTCGGCATCTTCCTCGACCTTAATAGTGTTAAGAATTGCAGCGTAAGCAAGGTATGGGTCCATGTTCGCTGATGGTCTACGATCTTCCAAATAACCTGCACCGTCATTCTTCACCGTAACTGGTGGAATACGAATGGATGCAGATCGATCACTTACCCCATATGAAAACTCTTCAATAGATGATGTTTCGTGCTTACCCGTAAGTCTCCTTTCGTTACCTACACCATAAGCACCACTTGACATGAGTTCAGCATGTCCCTCAGACAATCTTTCACATACAGTGTACATGTGTGACATATCTCCGTTTCTCATAGCATCTGTCGAGAAGTTGATATGTGCGCCCGATCCATTCCAATCACCTTCGACTGGTTTAGGATCATAGTTCACACCAATACCGCGACTCTCTGCAACACGTTGCAAGATATAACGCGAGATCCACAGACTGTCTGCTGCATCAATAGCATCCATTGGTCCCAACTGATACTCCCACTGAGACAGCATAACCTCTGCGTTACTACCTTCGTAGAACAATCCTGTTTGCACACAAGCCTGAGCGTGTTGCTCAACAACAAAACGAAGTGGTGCAAGATCACCACCGACACCACAGTAATAATTTCCTTGTGGTGCGACTTCGTTACCGTGGTCACCCCACTCAGCAGGCCAGTTCTCTTTTGGATTCCAAAGAACATACTCTTGCTCTACAGAGAAGATAGTGTTGTGTGAATCTTTATTGTTTGCAAACGCATCTCGAAGAGTCGAGCGATTGTTTGTTTCGTGTGGATTACCATCTAAGTCATAGACCTCACATAAAACGAGGAACGCAGGAATCTGTGCATTGGGTGCAACAAAAGGATTCTTGTAAACCTTTACTGGTTTCAGCACAAGATCACTAGATTCGGTGACTGCTTGATTGGTGCTTGATCCATCATATGACCACTCTGGTGCATGCTCAACAACGTTGTCGATGCTAGGTGGAACTTGAGGGTTTTCTGTTGGAATGTTAACGTTTCTTGACTTGGATCTTAATCCAACAGCATCATTACCATCCAACCAAATGTAGTCTAATTTTACTAATCTCATGATTAACCTTTCTTAAGAAAAACGAGGACTGGTTCATATTTTACATACGTTCCGTTTATATTGCAATAGTTTTTACACTTAGGTTTTCCATTTTCGTCCAACCTATTTTGACCAGGCATTCCTTCGAGTGCCATCTTCATTGTATATTTATATTCGACACCTAACGATTCGAGTATATCTATACTATCTTTTTCTAGAGGCAAAAACTTTTCTCCTACTTTTACATCGGCGATATTCCATAGTAAATAACGATTTGATTTTAACCAATTTACGGCTGTCTCTAATGTAGGACGAAGAAATCCATCTCTCCATGATTCGTAAGACGAACCAAACTTTTTATACGATTGATTCTCGTTTTCACTATATGCCTCACGATTGAAATATGGTGGTGAAGTAAACACTAAATCAAGATCTCCTTTATGTTTCTGGAAACCCTCATCAAACTGAATTACCTCTGACCCCAAACAATAGATTTCATAAGTGTTAACAGGTCCGCAAAAAAATGTGTTTCCTCTGTTGGTTTTGGTGTTGTAGAACTCAGCAATATCGGAGTATCTGTTGGTGCCATCTGGAGTAAAGTTATCAACGTTAGGGTCAGTGCCGATGTAATGAATACTT